GAATTTCTTCGTATTCTTCGTCTATTAACTTTTCAGTTTGTACAATCAGATTACACATTGATTTTATCGTTATGTGATCTGTTGTGGTGTGATCTAATACCAAAAATGTTTCGTCTGATGAATTACTTTTAACTACGATGGTTGATTCACCATTTGTTACATAACCTGAATGAGTAACTGTTACCGAATCTGAAGTTTCGATCGTAAGTCCGTTAATTATTTTTTTTACTGGATAACTTTTAAATACTGACATTTTAAATACTATAGAATTGTCTCGGTAATGCCCGATATTGTAGTGATTTGTTAAGTGATTCTGCTTGACTTGCTTTCACTTCCATCATCTTATCTGGTCTTA